CTAACAAACTCTTAGAGGCTAACAATGCGACAGCTATTAAAACTATTACTGACCAGCGCGATGCTTTTCGCTCTAAGCGCATGTACGACACCCATCGGAAAAGTAGTAATTGCACCGCAACTAATACCACAAGCACTGCTAACACCGCCACCGATGATGGGCAACTTTCAAACGAACTTACAGAATTTCTCAAATCAGAAGCCTTTAGGGCAGACGAAATAAGTGCGTATGCTACACTATGTCAATCATATATAAAAGAGTTAGCTAAATGAAAATAGGTGTTGCGGGTATTGCGCTAATAAAAGAGTTTGAGGGGTTTAGAAAAGCCCCTTATCTATGCAGTGCAGGTGTACCCACTATAGGGTTTGGCTCTACACTGTATGCTGATGGTAGAAAGGTAAGGTTGTGTGATGTGTCTATATCCGAAGCAACCGCACTAGAGTTATTTCATGACACTCTGCATAAATATGAACAAACAGTAGATAAAGTAATTACAGTTCCCTTGACACAGAATCAATTTGATGCTTGCGTCTGTTTGTGTTATAACATAGGGCAAGGAAACTTTGCATCATCTACCCTAGTAAAAGAAATAAATAAGGGCGCACCTAGTGTAGATACTAGCGCACAGTTCTTAAGATGGAACAAAGCAATGGGTGTTGTCTCTGCTGGTTTATCACGTAGGCGCAAGGCTGAACAAGCACTATACCTAAATTAAAAGGTGTACCCCTCAAACTAATATACAATTTAATTAAGGATTTTTATGCCAACTACTTATTCACCCTCATTACGATTAGAACTCATAGGTGCTGGGGAACAATCAGGTACTTGGGGTAATACCACCAACACTAACTTAGGCACCCTTATAGAGCAAGCTATTGTTGGGGTTGCGCCTATCACTATGGTTAATGCCAACTACCCACTATCAAATAATCAAGGTCTATCAGACGAAGCTCGTCAAGCTGTTATTGTCGCTACAGGAACTAACGCAGCTATTAGGGACATCATTGCTCCTTTAGTTAAAAAATCATACACTATTCGTAACAATACTACAGGCGGCTTTGCAATTAACATTAGGGCTGCAACAGGTGCTAGTGTTAGTGTTGCGAATGGCGCAACATCCATTGTGTATTGCGATGGGACTAATTTTAATTTAGTTGTGACAAACTCTACCAGTAATTCTAATGCGTCAGCTATAACGTATACACCTGCTGGTGCTGGGGCTGTTGATACTACAGTACAGGCCAAGTTCAGAGAAACAGTATCTGTGTTTGATTTTATGTCAGCCGCTCAAGTTGCTGATGTGCAGAACAACACTGCCTCTATAGATTGTTACTTGGCATTTCAAACGGCAACAACGTATTTGGAGAGTAACCCTTACGGTGGGGTATTGTTTATACCACGGGGCACGTATAAAGTATCGGGGGGAACCATCACCAATGATCGGTCACTTACACCCACCAAAGGCCGAGTTAGTTACCAAGGTGCTGACGAAACCTCAACAGGCATTGTGTACTCTGGGCCGGGAAACAGTTGCTTTTATTTTGCAAACGCTCAGCCTATAGTGCCCGGTGCTGGTGCCGAACCATCGGCCTCATACCAGCGTATCTCTGATCTAACTATTATAGGGCCGATAAGCACACTTACAACTACCGCCACTAACAACTGCTTTACCACTACTAATGCTTCAACAACAGTTGTAGTTAATATTCTTGCCCACGGCGCGACTAATAACAGCTACGTTACTTTTTCTGGTGCAACTGCTACTGGTGGTGTGTCCGCAGTAACTTTAAATAGCAAGTACTTACTAACGTACATCAACGCTAATAGTTTTTCAATAGTTGTACCTTCTGCAGCGACATCCAGTGTAACGGGTGGAGGAACAGCCATTGTGGCATTGTTTACATTACGATCGGATTCAACGGGTGTAACAATGAACTTAGGTGCGTTTGCTAAGTTTGAGCGACTAAATATTCAAGCGTTTGACATTGGTATGTATTTACAAGATGTTGACCAAGCGTATTTTGAGAAACTAAATGTAAGATTTAATAACCAAGGTGTATGGGGTTTAAAATCAGTGTCAGCACCAGCAGGCGGGGCAAGTACGCAACCTAATAACTGGACGTTTGAATCTTGTACAATAAGTAATAACTTTAAGTATGGCGCAAACATTGTTGGTGGGTCGGCTTTGACGTTTGTTGGCGGGGACGTTGAGTATAATGGCTCTGTTGCTGGGGCGGCTGGATTTGGCTTACAATTTTTTAACTCTGGGTATGAGGGCGGAGTAGGTGCTGTACTGCAGGGTGTGTATTTTGAAGGCAATCGTGGAATAGCTGATGTTGTCTTAAAAGGCACCGAAACTGTAAATGGGCCGATATTAGGTGTTAGCCATACAATCACAGGCTGCACATTTAATAGAAACGGTGCTCCAAATACAGCCAATATTAATAACATATTGTGTATTTTTGGCCCACCCTCTACGGTCGGTCAACAACAACTTACTTTACAAGGATGTGGGTTTAAACCATTTTTCCCCCCATTACATCCTTACGTGCCAAGTGCGGGAACACCTGTGATTGCTTATAGTGACACTCCAGCTACAAACGGCGTTAACTTTTTTGATTTAGGGTCGCTCTACGTAAGCTCTGTTGAAAAACCCGCGTTTGCCACTTCGACCTACGTGACTGCTGGAGGCGACAATACCTTTAGCGGCACCAATACGTTTAATAAACCTAGCACTGGGGCTACCAATGCTATTACTGTTGGCGTACCGCTTTTAACCAACGGCGGTGTAAGTGCGGGTAGGTTTACATCAGTTACCGACAATAGTGCCTACGCAGTTGGGATTGGAACAACTACTGGTAGCACTGCCGCTGCAGCCGCTGCTATCTCTGTGCACAATGTTGCCATAGCTTTGGTTGGTTTTGCGTATGAAACTGCAGGCACGTTTCAACCCTCTGGTTCAATTACATCAGGTATATCCTCAGTTAATTACAACACATCTTCCGATTACAGACTTAAACAAAACGTAGTCCCTATTACCAATGCAAGTGCTAGACTAAATACCTTAAGCCCCATCAGGTTTGACTGGATATCTGATGCAATGCACAAAACAGTTGATGGGTTCTTGGCCCATGAAGTGCAAGCAGTTATACCTGAAGCAGTTGTTGGGGTAAAAGATGAGGTTGATGCTGAGGGTATTCCTAAATATCAAGGTATTGACCAATCCAAGCTAGTCCCTTTATTAGTTGCGTCCTTACAAGAGGCATTGGCTAGGATAACAGCTCTTGAAGCTAAATAGGATAACACTATGCCATTACAGAAGCTAACTTTAACACCGGGGCTAAATAGAGAATCGACGAACTATGGTAATGAAGGCGGCTGGTATGACGGTGATAAGATACGCTTTCGTTCTGGTAACCCTGAAAAGATTGGGGGCTGGTCGCAGCTCTCTAGTACCACCTATCAAGGACTTGCTAGGTCGTTATGGAATTGGGTAAATTTTAGTAGTTCTAATTATTTGGGTGTAGGTACTAATTTAAAGTACTATATTGAACATGGGGGCTCATACATCGATATCACCCCTATTAGAACTACCTTTACACCTTCCGCTACAAACAACTGCTTTGCAACCCTGTCTGGATCAACGGTAGTAACCGTAACTATTGTTGCTCACGGAGCTATTCAGAGTGATTTTGTTACTTTTTCTGGAGCAGTTGCTGTTGGCGGTGTACCTGCTACAGACCTAAATGCAGAATACCAGATCACGTATATAAATGCCAACAGCTTTTCAATAACTGTTCCAACAAGCGCATCATCAACAGTAGCGTCAGGTGGCGGCACAAGTATATCCGCTGTTTTTCAAATACAGACAGGGCTTGATATTGCAGTTGTTGGTACAGGTTGGGGTACTGGAACATGGAGCAGGGGTGGTTGGGGTAGTGCATTCACAGTAGGTATAGGTCAGCAATTACGTATTTGGAGCAATGATAATTACGGGCAAGACCTTATTATAGCCCCACGCGGAGGCGCAATATATTACTGGCAAAATTCTGGCGGTTTATCAACTAGAGCGCAGTTATTATCTACCTTAGCTGCATCAGCTTATGTACCAACCAATACTAACCAAATACTAGCGTCATCATTACAGCAGTTTATAGTATGTTTTGGTGCGAACCCTTATGTGTCTGGAAACCCTACGACTACGTTTGACCCAATGCTTGTGCGCTGGTCAGACCAAGCCAACCCCTATGAATGGGTGCCAAGTATAACAAACCAAGCAGGTGAGTTTAGGCTTACGCATGGGTCTTATATTATGACTGCTCAAGTAACTAGGCAAGAAACATTAATATGGACAGATTCATGCCTATATTCCATGCAATATCTTGGCCCTCCCTATGTTTATAAATTTGAAGTGTTAATGGATAATGTGTCCATAATATCTCCTAACGCCGCCATAAGTATAAACAATGTAACATACTGGATGGGACTAGATAAGTTTTATTATTATGATGGTGTAGTACACACACTGCCTTGCACATTAAAACAGTTTGTGTTTGAAAACCTTAACTCCGTTCAAGGGTATCAGGTTTTTGCTGGTAGTAATTCTGGGTATAACGAGGTGTGGTGGTTCTATTGCTCTGAAGAAACCACTGCGATTAACAGGTATGTTATATATAACTACTTAGATCAAGTTTGGTATTCAGGCACTATGAGCCGATCTGCTTGGTTAGACTCAGGTATTACCCCATACCCAGTAGCGGCTGACTATAACAGACGACTGCTTTATCATGAGTCTTCTGTAGATGATAATGCTGGTGCTTCAACATTGCCTATTAGTGCGTACGTGCAGTCGTCTGACTTTGATATTGAAGACGGTCAACACTTTGGGTTTGTGTGGCGTATGTTACCTGACGTAAATTTTAACGGTTCTGATGTAAACAACCCATACGTTACTATAACTATGGTACCTAGACAAAACTCAGGGTCAGCTTACGGAACAGCAGATGCTCCTGTTGTAACAAGTGCCGATAACTATGCTCCGCCTTACCCGCCTAACTCAAGCGTGTACGTAATACAAGAGTTTACAGGACAAGTATACACACGGTTACGCGGTAGGCAGATGAGTTTTAGAATTGAGTCTAATTCGTTAGGGGTAGCTTGGCAACTAGGTACTGTGCGCTTTGATAGAAGACCGGATGGATTGAGATAAAATATGCCTATTAACGTAACGGCGGTTCGCCCACCAAAAGCACCTAACCTATCTGTCGCGCCTATGGCGTATAGTAAGCAGTATATAGATATGCTAAATAATATCTTGCGCCTATACTTTAATCAGATAGATAACTTTACTTCAGCTTTGGTGGGGGTTATTGGAATGACAACATTCCGTGCCCCTTATGGGTCTTTTGTAGATACCTCCACTATAGCTGCTGTGCCTAATGTTCCAACAACGGTACTGCTTAATGGCGTAAATACTAACTCAAGCGAAGTGTACATCGGTACACCAACCTCTAGGATTTATATAACTAACTCTGGGGTATACAACTACCAGTACAGCGTTCAGGTTACCAATAGTGCGGCTCAGATTCATCCCCTAGAAGTGTGGATAAGACAGAATGGGGTAGATGTGCCTGACTCTAACTCTGCCGCTCAGTTGCCTGTTAAGCGGGGGTCGGTTAGCTCTGAAACTATTTTAGCCATCAACTATCTTTTACGTGTACAAGCGGGGGACTATATTGAGCTTGTGTGGCTATCTAATGATGCCGCTGTTTCTTTATCAACAGTCCCTGCTTCAGTAGTTGCACCTATTCATCCACGAGCCCCTGCTGTTATTATAACAGTTACGTTTGTATCTGCGCTCTAGCCGTGATAAACTCAGTAAAATCAATTTGTAAGGTGTGATATGAGCAACTTAGCGACACTAGGCAACATGCCTGAAATACTACAAATTGAAGCGCAGATACTTCAAATGCCTCAAGTTGAGTTACCCATAGAGCATTACCATATTGATGGTGTTTATGCGCGTAGCATGTTTATACCTGCAGGTACTTTACTAACAGGCAAAATACACAACTTTGAAAGTATCGCTATATTAGCTAAAGGCACTATCCGAATTACTAACGGCACTGAATCTTACGTTATATCTGAAGGTCACATTATGGTAGACCAACCGGGCGTTAAACGCCTTGGTTATGCAGAGACAGACGTAGTATTCATTACCGTACATAGAACAGACAATACAGAGATTGAAGCTATAGAAGATGAGCTAGTCTCTGCAACCTTTGAAGATTACGAACAGCAACTGCTGTTAGGAGAAATAGTATGACTTTTATTGCAGCAGGTACAGCTCTAGCGGCTGGTGTTGGGTTAGGCGCTAGCACTGCGGCTGTCGCTGCAGGTACTGCTATTGCTGCTGGCGCTACTGGCGCTGCTTTAGGTGCTACTGGCGCAGCTATTACTGGTGGTGATGTCGGTGAAGGTGCTCTTATGGGCGGCGTATCAGGGGCGGTTGGCGGTGGTTTAGGTGCGGGCTTAGGTGCTGCCGGTATGGCTGGAAGTATGGGTGCAAATATAGCCGCTGGGGGAATTGCTGGTGCCGCTGGTGGTGCGGCTGGCTCTGCTGCTGGCGGACAAGATATTGGTAAGGGTGCTCTTGTTGGTGGGGCGCTAGGTGGTATTGGCGGTTATCTAAAAGGTGTTGCGCCCACGGCTGGAGAAACACCTAATGCCGCTGGTGGAATGACTCAAGAGAGTTCAGCTGCGTTGGCTAAACAAGAAGCCGCATCTACACTGGCAAATACTGCAAAAGTAGGCCCTAGTATTGTTGGTGATGAAGGGGTATATTCATCAATGCGCGGTGCGGCTCCCGCTGCTCAAGCCTCTCAAGTTGCTGCCCCCGCAGTGGCTCAATTTGGAACACCGTCAGGAAACTTAGGTAGTTCGTTTAAATCAGGTATGGCATCTATTGCCGATAGCCCAATGTCTGCAGTCAAAGCCGGGGCACCTATGCTTATAGGTGGGATGATTAACGGGCAAGTTGAACCCGAACCTTACGTAAAGCCTAAGAGCAACTACGTTGGTGGGGCATCGCTATCTAAAGACTTTAAACCTTATTGGGCCGATCCTCAACTATACGCTGACGGTGGGGCTGTAGATTCTATGCAGACACAACAACCGATGAATAAGTTTTATGAGCAAGGGCTGCAAATGGCTCAACTTGCCCAACAACAAGCCCAACAAGTTGCCCCACAAGGCATTGCTCAGGTAGCACCACAAGGGGTTACTCAAACTGCTCCAGCACCAGCAGTAGGTATTGGATATGCTAATGGCGGGTTAACAGGCGATAACTTAGGCGGTTACTCGCATGGTGGTATTGCGGGTTTAACTAGGGGCCCCGGTGACGGTGTTTCAGATGATATTCCAGCTGAGATAGGCGCTAGTGGTAAGCAGCCAGCAAGACTTGCCGATGGTGAGTTCGTTATAAGCAGTCGTATCGTCTCTGAATTAGGTAATGGCTCTACTGAAGCTGGTGCAAAAAGATTACAAGCAATGGTGGATAGGGTACAATCACGTAGGGAAAAGTCTATTGGTAAAGGTAAAGTTGCTGTTGATTCTAAATCTGCCAAAGAACTAATAGCATGATAAAAAGCCAAGCTAGGATATTAGCAAAAGAAAATGGAGAAAAATACTATTGTCCCGAAAACCCTTGCGCTAAAGGACATTTTTTACGTAATGTGACTCGCGGGGAATGTATAGAATGTAGAAAAATATCTAGTGTATTAGCTATTGAAAAAGATAGGCCCGCATACAATGCACGTAAAAAGAAAGAACGGCAACACAGGCTTCCACAAATAGCTGCTAGAGCAAAAGAAACCCGACTCATGGAATCTGATGCTGTTAAAACACTGCGTAGAGAAAAATCTAGGTTACGTTCAATTATATGGCGACAAAAAAATCCAGACCATGAAAATGCAAAGCTATGTAAAAAAATATATAGGATTAATAATCCCGCGGTATGCCAAGCCCTTGCTGTAAAACGTAGAGTTTCTAAAATTAACCGTACACCCGTATGGACAACCGAAACAGACATATGGATGATGAAAGAAATATATGAGTTATCCGAACTACGCACACGCCTTACCGGTATTTCTTGGCATGTTGACCATATACTTCCTTTGCAAGGTGTTCGTGTTTCTGGTTTACATACACCCTATAATTTACAAGTAATTCCAGCAATGGAAAATATAAAAAAGGGTAATAAGTTTGAGGTACTAGCATGAAACTAAAAGTTCAACACGTAGAGACACAATTTATACATCAGGTTTGGTCTTTGGTCGAACCTTGGTTTACCCCTGTGTTTGAACAGAGTGCTATATCTGACTACTATTCTATAGATAACCTTAAAGATTATCTTGTGCGAGGTGAACACACCCTTGTGGTCGCTAGTGATGATGAAGGCTCAATTCACGGTGTTATAAGTTTGCAGTGGGTTAATTTCCCTAAAGCTAGAATAGCGTATGTAGCAGCTATTGGCGGTAAGTTTATTGCCTCAAGAGAAACCAACCAAGAGTTTGTGAACTGGGTTCGCACGATGGGTGGTACAAAAATTCAAGGTTACGCCAGAGAATCCATAGCTAGATTATGGAAACAAAAATTAGGGTATAGACCCGCACATATTGTTATGGAGTTAGATGTATGATATTTAAATTAAGTGATCTTCGCAAAACCTTTTTATACTTTGTACAAGGCCCTAAGTTTTATGGTGGAGGTGCACCACCATCGCAATCTACATCTGTAACACAAGCTACTATACCTGACGAGCTAAAACCTTATATCAGTACGTATATGGGTGCGGCTGAAAAACAACTGTATCAAAAAAACGCTGAGGGTGAGGTTTCAGGGTTTCAACCGTACAAAGCCTATGGTGGAACTTACGATGCGACAGGAAACCAGTTAAGCTACGACCCGTCCAAAGGTATTGCTGGTTTTAGCGCAATGCAACAACAAGCGCAAACTGGCGCAGCGGGGATGAAAAACTCTGCTAATTTTGGAACAGCGTCAACCTTAGCAGGTTCTAGTGGTACTGGTAGTTTAAATGCTGGGCAGAATTACCAAAACCAGATGACTGACCCAAACTCAGTGCAAGCATATATGTCACCCTATATGCAAAACGTTACAAACCAACAAATCGCCGCAGCAAACCGCCAGTATGATATTAGCGGTGCACAGCAAATGGGCAATGCCACACAACAAAAAGCGTTTGGGGGTAGTCGTGAAGCTCTTATGGCTGCTGAAAATGAGAGAGGCAGAAACACAGCCATAGGTAATATACAAGCTACGGGCCTGCAATCTGCCTTTACCAACGCTCAACAACAGCAACAGAATGTGGCTCAATTAGGTCTTCAAGGAATGAGTCAGGCAAGTCAAGCTGCCAGTACGTTAGGTAATTTGGGTGCTCAAGACTTAGCCGCACAACAAGGTATTCTTACTATGCAGAATACAATGGGGGCACAACAAACAGCTAAAGACCAAGCGGCTAAAGACCAAGCTATGCTTGATTACGCAAATGCTCAAAACAAACCCATGCAAGATATAGGTACCATGTCTAGTCTTGT